ATGTTTCTTTCTTTTATCGGACCTTGAGCGTAAGAATCATCAAAAAATACAATTCTTTGGTGTGCTGCATTTGCTTGTGTGATGTGACTTACGTTTAAAAGTTCTAGACCATTACCATTATAAGCACCGCTGAAAGAGCCCGAGACTTTTACCATTTTGCCCATAGGCTGCGATGTTGATCCGGATAATTGATTGTACGCCATTAGGCATCTCCTTTAAGAACCTAAATTAGAATACAAACCAGCAACCATTCCCATTGCTGTATAAAGAAATAGAAGCCATATTACCTTGAGCAATATCATAAACTCCGTTTCCTTCAATCTTATCACTTGAGCCAGCAGCAGGATTGATCATAATAGCACTACCGGTTGGTCGACCGCTTGGGTAAGGATATTCGTCTTTAATGACTAAAATTCTTCCTTTTGTCTCGGCTGATGCTGATGGTAATTCAATATCAACACCAGTGCTTGAAGTTACGCCAATGATATAATCGCTTGAACTTGCAGTATATGAAACAGGAGTTAGGTTTAGATAATTATAATAGATTGCCCCTGTAATATAAAGACTACCAGTGAATTGGTGAGTATCATCTAAAGTGTCGCCAAACTTTGTGTCTCCAGAAGCCGAGAGATTAATAACATCTTTATTAACTACGTTAATGTTCATCTCGTTAGCGTTGATTGCTCCACTTACAGTTAGTGTTCCAGTCAAAACCAAAGTATTACTTGAAGTTAAAAATAAAAGTTGAGCAACCCCATTCGTTGCGTTAGAACCAGTTAGAAACTGCAACGAACCAGTAGGTCCAGCCGCTTGACCACCGCCACCGCCAGACCCAGAGTCATTACATTCAATAAACGCCCAACCAAATTCAGCCATTAGCCTACTCCAACAGAGCCAGACCAGTTAGAGCCGGAAGGAGAAATATTATCAACTCGAGATGTTGGAAGATTTGTGAGACCAGCCGCAACAAAGACACCACCGGCTTCTCCGCCTTGCATATAAAGTTCCGTAACTTTTACTTCTAATACAGGTGTTGAAGTATTTGGAAGCACAAGCATACTATTTCCAGCCGAGGCACCGTTTTCGCTATAACCATAATACAGATCAGCAGATCCAGAGTTTGTTATTTGAATCCATCTCGTAACATAAGGAAAAGTCAAAGACCCTCCGCCTACAACATTGAGATTTCCGGAAAGGTAAGGAATACCACTGACTTGGTATGAGCCGACATTGTTCAAGCCTGCCGTATAAATATTAGACATCACGAATCTCCTATCAAATTAAATAGTTTAGCGGCGTCTTTTCGCCATTTCCTTGCGGTGTCTGGCGATTGCTCTTTTCTTTGCTAATCTCTTTTTCACAGAAGGTTTTTGATAATGTCTTCTATCTCGACATTCTTGGATGATTCCAAGTTTCTTACATTTTCTTGAAAACTTCTTAACGGCTCTCTCGACAGATTCGCCTTTTCTAATTTTGTATTCGTAGTTATAACCCATTACTTCTTCTCATTCATTTTAGCCCAAATGGCTGATGTTTTATTCATTAATTTTGAAATGTCCACTCCGGGATCATTTGGAGCAACGCCATCAAGGGCACCTTGTCCTCCGCCTGTGCTTGGAGCAGGCGCGGGTGTTGTTCCTTCAAAAAGATTGACTCCATTGTAGGCACCGTGGCCAATGGAATCCATTAAAGTTTTTCTTTTTGCCGCAAGTCTTGCTTTGGCTTCCTCATCGGTTTCCAAGCGAGCCTGTGGCTTTTGGTATTGTCGCTGCTCCACAATTGGTTGGGCAGGGGCTTGTTGTGTCCCTCTCATGACCTCGGCAATAATAGAAGAAAGAGTTCCATCTTCGAACATAACTTCTTTGATGCACTCTTTAATCAGCGGCTTCAATACTTTTTTCAATTCGTTTTTATTCATTAATCCCTCAAGATCTTATCGAAAAGATTATCGATTTTATTTTCTTTGTGTTCTCGCATCCTAATTGGATTCTTGTTATAATCCTTTGGATAAACGAAAGCATTTGGTGTCGAAGGCTCCGAGACAATGTCGAAACAGATCAATTGGAAGTCGTTTTCGACAACAGTCTGTCCTGCGGATTCACGCACAGATCCAAGTCCTCTAGAGGAAATGCCTAACTTCACTCCGGCATTAATTAGTTCTTTTAGAGTTCTTCCGGATGGAGTATCAAGAACTTTAATCTTTCCCATCACATCCTTGCCTTCCCACCATATATCCGTGATAATATGAGAAACATTTTTAAGATTCACGACGGAATCATCAGGATGGTCGAGTTCTCCGCAAGCACGATTATCTGCTACAATTTTTTTATAATTGTCCATTTCTCTTTTTAAAACTTCATAAGGATAGACACGGCCATTTCCATTTTGCTTGTCGGCAGTTTGAATACGACCGGTCAGATACATTGCTCCATTAGAGATCTCCCGCTTCTCTCGTTCGGTCAAGAGATCGGGGCACATCCCATCGGGGCATAGTTCGTAAAATTCTTGTAAAAGTTGTTTAGACATTTTATCGCTCTAAATGCTATTTTTGATAACGTCGTCTATCTGCGGCATATTTTGCCATTCTGCGAAGAAGTTCAGCGGTGTCAGCATCAACATTTTTTTCAAGCGCTAATATCTGGTCTGGGGTCATAGCAGCAACAGCACGAGTAAGTTGCATTCTTTCTTTGAAAGTTAATTCAGATCCACCCTGCACAGCACCTAGCGGGTTTTTTGGATATCCAAGATCGGCTTCGATATCACCTGCGTCAGGAAATCTTGATTCAAGGCTATCATCGTACTCATCACTCATTTCAGTGATTTTGCTCAATTCTTCTTTAATAATTTGCTTAAGTTTAGAAGTTGTAAGTTTCATTTTTTTGTCCTCATAATAAAAATTAAAAGCGGGCGCGACCCGCCCGAGTTAAGATCCGCTGCAACAACGACGAACTGGTTGTAACATCCATTTCTTATTCATTTTTTGCTCCTTGGTTAATCTTAATTCCATCATCGTTCACAAGCATACCAATAAAGTATGATGTTCCGGACGACAACCACCCGCAAATTAAAAAGTTTGCGAATGTGTATTCAAAAGTAAATAGTTCTGTGAAACCGTTTAGCGTAAATAAAAGCGCTCCAACCCAAAATCCCATACACATTGGGCAGTGCCAAACTTTACCCCATCCACGATAAGCGTCCTTCGCAGGGCGGATTTGATCAAAGATTGATCCATAGACAAGGATTTGAGTTAGGCCATAAGCCGCAAGGACAAACCATACGATATCCATTTGTAACTCCAGAAAGTTTATATTCATTTTAACCTCTAATAATAATAGCCGCCATAAGGATAGGCCCCAAAGATATAAGGGCGGATTGAGCCTTTCTTCTCATCTTGTGGAACCTCGCCAAGTTCAGTTGAATCTTCAGCATCAGGCTTGGTAAGAGAGTCATCGTACATTTGTTCATATTCTTGAACGGTCTCGAAATATGGTCTCTCGCTTTCGATCCATTCAGAGATCTGATTAAGGATGAGAGGATACAACTTATCGCTCATCTCGGGATTCTTCATTTCGAGCAATTGACCTTCAAGAGAACCGTAGACATTTCCACCTTGAATGGTCTCGTAAGCAATGACACCTTTCTTTCGCAAAAGTTCCATAAGGCGAGAAGATGTTCCATAAACAACATCGGTTGCCAAATCTTTAGCAAAAGTTACAATTTTCTTCTTCTCGACCATTAGGACGATATCGATATCTGGGTGATCGAAGATCATAAGATCACCGTTGTGGGCTTCTCTGATGTTAAGTTTAAACTTAATCTCATGAAGATAAGGGTTATTGATATTAACTCCAATCGTAGGAGTTCTATCAATATTAACAGAAATTGTTGTATCTCGAGGTGCGGGTGCCGGAGCACTTCCGATTTTAACATTAACCGCCATTTTTTGATACCTCATGCACTAAATCTTGGATGTAAAATAAATCCTTAAGCATTTGTTCGTCTAGACGTCTTTCCTTAAAACTATTGAGTTTATCCACGACTTTTGAGGCATTCTGGGCATAGGCACCTTCGTTTAAGGTCTGAAGGGAAGATCGGAGACGATGGATCTCTTCGTTGATAAACGTCTTAAGACCAATGCCATTGTCCGAGAACGAAATAATAAAGTTTGTTAACAATTCTCTTTGCTCTTGGCGAAGAGACTCTGCATAAGTATCGTTGAACTTGTTAACAAAGGTCTTGTATGTAAGATTATCGATATGCTTCATTTTGGACTCAACGAGAGTCTCTCTTCTGAACTCGACAACTCTGTGCTCGATAAGCAATCGCTTCTTTGCTGGAAGTTTCTCTTGCTTGAAGAACATATCGGCTGTGGCCATATTCTTGTAGTTTTGGATAAAGTTGTTCCAGATTCCAGAATTGAATGATTCATTCATTTGCTTGATAAGTTTGGTCTGTGCATTGAACACGGCTTTTCGATCAAGATTATCATAATCTTTCTTGATCTCGTAGATAACACGAAGAGACTTCGAGTACTCTTTCTGGTCGGTTCCTTCAAGAAGAGAATTATAAATATCAAGATCTTTCTTCAAGATTGTTCCTGATTTAAAGTTTTCTTTTATGACTTCGATGATTTTGAATTTGAGGTCATTATTTCCTTGAACAATTGCTTTTGTTAATTCTTTTACTAAACATTCGTAAAGAAAAGCGGTGTTTCTTTTCTTATTGTGCTTCATGCTTATCATCCTTTTTCACTAAACTTTCAAGTAATTGCTTTATATCATTACTCAATGTAAATAGTTTCTCTTCTTCCAAGTTCTTGTTTTCTTGGTTTTCTTGATACATGCCTTTGGCCAATGAGTACAAACCATCGGCACCTCTATATCCGGGCAACGTTGTTCTGGCTGTTGAGCCACGAACTTCGCCTCCTGTTGCAACATTTTTATAATTCTTTTTTCTCCCACCTTTATCATATGAAGATTGGTGTCTTTTATATGGGCCCCGAGGTTTTGCATCATCGTCTCTTTTCGCAGGAGGCTCGGCCAAGAGTGTTGTTTCGCCTTTATCGCCACCAGCCGGCTCTGCTGCTGGTTTGGGCGATTCTCCGCCTCCTCCGAGGTCTCCAAGGTCACCAAGATCTTCGCCACCGCCACCAAGATCGCCACCAGTATCACCACCGAGATCACCGCCCAAATCTCCAAGACCGCCTCCGCCTCCAGCATCGGCACCAGCGCCGCCTTCAGGTTGTGCGGCGGCCTCAAGAGCAGCACCAAATTTGCGATCATGAAACATTTCTCTTTGACAGCGAATAAACTCATCAGCAGACATTCCAAACATATGCTCGGCAATCCATCGCTTTGAGAAGAAGCCTTCGGTTGCATTACCAGCAACTTGAAACTTTTTATCCCAATGTTCCAACTCTTGGAGTTCGGCAATCTTTGATGGATTGTTTAGGGCCAACTTGAAGGAAAGCAAATCGTCTCCACGAAAGCCGAGGGTAAATAGATGGATGATTCCAATTTTTTCCAATTCTGAAATAACGACTCTCTGAAGTCTCTGAATGGTTCTGGCGAAGCGAATGTCCTTTTGAGCAAGAGTCGTCTTGTCCTCGGTTGCTCCTTCGCCCATTGACAGATATGATTGTGGAATCTTGAGAGCGGAGAACAACTTGTCTCGGAGATACTTAACATCATCAATACCGCCGTTGTATGAAGATCCGGGCAGACTTGTAATATCCGAGGCCGTTCCGCCACGAACAGGAATAAAATAATCTTCCTCAATTGAAAGCGGATTGTAGCGAAGATCGACACGACCGGTTGTTGGATCAACAACTTGGTGGCGCTTCATTTGTGTCATAACCTTCTGCATATATTGCTCAACATCTTCTGGAGCAATGTTTCCAACATCAATTTTAAAAAGTCTTCTTTCTGGTGCTCGGACGATACGGTAAGCCATCATAGCGTCCTCGAGCATTGTAAGTTGTCGCCAAATACGACGGGCCGGCTCAAGAACAGAGGTTCCATATGGAGCGAACTTATCGTTGCCGAGGATACGGAAGTGAGCGACCTGCCAGTTCTCAAAGGTCATACCAGCAGAGTTCCACTGGAATTGAACATAGTTGGGGTTTGTTTCATCCTCGCCTTCTAATCGCTCAACTTCTTGTGGAGGAAGGCCAATGCAATTTTGGATTCCTGATTGATCGTCAATGTCCAAATAAAGAAAAAGATCTCCGTACTTGCACATTGTGCGACACCAACCGAAAAGATTGTAGTCAATGTTAAGAACTTTGTGATATAAATTTTGAAGAAGATATGAGATTTCTTCGTTTGAGCACTTGATATTGAGCATTGGCTGAAGAGTAGAGTGTGTGGTCATCTCATCAGCATAAATGTCCAAAGAAGAAGCGATCTCTGGTGTGTACTCCATCTCGTCAAAATCTACATATCGTTCTGCTCGATTGCGGTTTGCAAACATAGCAGAGTTGAGTTGAGACATTGGAGCGTAACTTTCAACTTTCTTAAACTGCTTACCGGAAGCAGAACGAAACTTCGAAGCATACATATCAAGATGTCTACGACGGAGTCGTCTACCGGTCTGTGTTCTTCTCGTGGTGATTGGTCCGGAGAACAACCGAGTTAACGATTTAAATAATTCGCTTTCTTCGTTGTTAGGGTTCTTGCCCTTTCTTCTAATTCTGTTATTTGAAGCCATTTTCTATCCTCTAAAGATCCAAACGAAATCTTTTGCATTCTTAATTTCTTCTCGGTACTTCTCTTCGAATGATTGTGAGTATCCGTCTTGACCTTTGATGGTAGTGTTCATTCTTGTTGAGTTCATATACATACCATTCATCATGGCTTTCTTATATGCAACATCTCTTTTGTCGATCTCTAGGGCTGTATCTCTGACCCAGCAAGCAATTGATAGAGACATAACCAAATCATCATGGTAAGATCGCATTGCTTGGGGCCTCCCATTATGCCAGACAAAAGTTTTGAATTCGTGAAAAAGTCGAGAAGATCTAACAGTAATTAGTCTGTTTCTTATGTACTCTTCCATTTTGGCCACAATAAGTGGTCTTGTTTTTGAAGAGTTCGTGAAGCCCGGAACAGAATTAGACATATAGTCTGCTTTATGTTGTTCAACATATTCATGTGTTCCTTTAACAGAATAATATAAATTTGGATAATCTTTTCCAATTAACTTTTCTAAAACCGAAATACCAATCCCGTTGTTCTCAACAACTAGAAGACAATTGCCGTATTCTCGGCCTGCGTCGAACAAAATGTCCGCATAATGATCAAGTGTGGGCTTGCCTTGGTATTCTGCTGAAACTTCCATTGTATTAATATTAATAACATGAAATACAGAATAATCCGCTCCGTCTCCTCTCGCAACATCA